GCGGGATTTGAAAACGCTGCCAATCCCTCAGCGATTGATCAGCCAGTAGACAGTTCCAGGTTTGGTCTTTGAGTTGCTTGAGCCAAAGTCAGCCAGTTTCTGTTTTCGCAGCAATGTAATCACATCTGCGTGGTCGCTGGGTTTCCACGGCAGACGTCGAGACAGCTCCCACTCCGGCATCGGTCGGTTTCCGTGTTTCTCGTGCCAGGCCCGCAGCACGCGCAGCATTTCCTTGGCCATGGCATCGAAATCGTTTCGGCTCACGTGGCGGCCAGCCATGCAGAGCATGCGGCGTGTCTGGTGCAGGACGAAGCTGACTGCCCACCGTGCGGCTTCCTCTCCAATCACCGGGTTGCTGCAATTTTCGCTGATGGCGTAGAGCAGAGCGAGCTTACGGCTTTGCTCACTGACTCGCCCCCAGACGGTTGTGCCGACCGGGTCGTTGTTGGTCTCTGCTCGTGCGTATTCCTGTTCAGCCTCCATTCGAGCGTTCACGAGCACTTGTTTGGCTTCATCGGTCTGGTGAACGATTGCGGGAACCGGGTGCCAGTTTTCCAGATTTCCTGTTCCGGGCCTGTAGTCCATCCACCAGCGTGCTGTCTCAACAACCCGGTCCGGGATCTCAGCGATTGTTGGCTCCTGGCCTGTCCCTCGCTTGCCGCACTCCAGGATGATCATGCGGGCGAAAAATCCGTTGGTCAGCATCCGCTCCGACAACGCCTCGTAATAATGGTTTGGAATAGCCGTGCCAAAGATTGTCAGGCACGGCTGGTCGATGGCGCCTGGTGATTCCTTTCCAGCCTTGCGTCGCATGGGGAACACGCTGTTGGCACTGGAATAGAACGTCAGCAGCGTGGTCATGATGTTCTCGTGCCGGGCGTCGCGAGACTTGTTGATCGACTGAAGCATGCCGTCAATCTCGTCTGTCTGAAACAGCATGCTGGGTGAAATAAACAAGGCGTCCTGAATGCCTTCTCCGCTTGCAAATCGCTCTCCAAGGCAGTCGGACAGGCCGATCTTGTGCAGAATGCGGGTGTTGATCTTCCGGGGCCAGTCTTTTCCGGCCGCGGAGTGAGCCAGTCCCAGCAAATACAGGTTGGTGCGGTTGTCACCCGGATCGCGGACCTTGCGTCCGGCCAGAAACGCCTGCAGCGCCAGGGCACCACTGAAAGCCATCACCTGATTGGGATAGGGTGCCGTGGCGAGACAGTAGTCCATAACCTCAGAAATGAACCCCGGCACCCGCAGTAATTCGTCTGGCAAGGTTCCGGGGTCATCAGGTGACTTTGGGGCTTCAGGATCAGTGTCATCGTCAGCAGCGGAAGAGGGAGTTGTGAATCCGGGGGCAGGCGGTGGCATTCTGCCATCGCCGAATCCCTCACGGCTCAGCTGCCTTGCTGCTGCCTCGAAATCACCCGTGTGCTCCAGCAGAGCGTACACTGCGAATGGGGCGTAGGCTCGGTTTGAATCGAACGGTGCGGCGTTCGCACTGAAAACATACAACACTCGATCTTTGAGTGTTGCTGACCAGCCGGACGTTTTCCCGGGGCGTCGCCAGTATTCGTTGGTCCCGCTGCGGATTAGCGTCCAGCCGTGTTGCTGCAGGAGGAAACGCACATCGCCACGTTCATTGAAGTCGTCGCCGGGACGCAGCTGACCCGGCTCGCCGGTTGGTCCAACAGCGTCAACTACGGTCGGCATGTACTGATTCAGGCTCCACGCAACCTCCAGCAGGAACTCGCGTTCAGCGGCTGTCAGCAGGGGGACGTTGTCGAACGAGCCTTGCTCCAGCACGTAACCGGGCGTTGGTGCGCACAGAAACAGTCCACCTTCACCTCGAGTTTCGATCAGTGTGTCGACCTTCTCATCGCGTTTGACCTGCGACAGCTTCATGTTCCCGCAGACCGGTTCTGCGCAGCGATAAATCACGTGGCGGCCCCCGGACTGACTGCGCTCCATCACGAGGCGGTTCAGCAGTTCAGCGGGAATGTGACTGGCCCATTCGTCAAACTGACTGGCGTTGCAGTCAAAATCCAGAACCTCCAGATTGCCGCTGACAGCTCCCGTAACAATACAGACCGCGTCGGAGCGGCCATTCAGCCACTGCTGCAGCTGGAGTTCGGTTGGCGGATGTGACTGAAACGCCTTCCAGCCGGTCAGTATCGGTCGCTTTTCCCTCAGGCTGGCGGGCAGTACGCAGAGGCCGGCCTGCAGATAACTCAGAGCGCTGTCGATCACTGGCAGGTATCCTTTCTGGTGCAATCACCACTCTTCGCTGCAGCGGGCTTCGTTCATCAAAAGGGGACTTCGTCGTCGCTGGCACCGGAAGAGTGAAAATCAGCGTCATGCTCCGGCATGTCGCCCAGTTCATACTTGACAATGCGACCGAAACGTTCACCCGGAACACTTCGCACGGTCACTGAGTGGGTCGCACGCAACGCGCCGGCCAGCGCCAGCGTAACAGCCTGCTGAACTGTGTCCGGCACGGGATCAGGTGATCTCTGCTGCCACCACGTTTCGGCCTTCTGCCGAGGAAAGTCCTTGTGCTCAAAGCAGACGAATTCCGATTGCCAGTGGTTCAGGCCCAGCTGGTAATCAACCCGCATGGTGGGTATCGCATTCGGGCCACCGTCTTTCTTCCTGTGGATTCGATAATAGACGTCGAGCACTTCGTATCGCTGCACATCAGCCTGTCCTGTGAGAATTCCGGCATTGGTGGCTTCAGCGTCATGTTTTTTACGCTCCGGTGGCGGGAAGGTGTAACCGCAGAGTGGGCATGCCGTGTAGCCCGTGGCGATGACAGCCTGGCATCCCGGGCATTCTTTTGCGGGCGGCTTGCCACCCCCGGTAGCACGAGCTTCCACGTTGATGGCATCCACTGGTCCATGCCGCAGGACGTTGCCGCCGAAATCAAGAATCAAACAGTCCTGCTTGCCGGGTGCAAGACGAAAACCTCGCCCCACCATCTGGTAATACAGTCCGGGTGACATCGTGGGCCGCAGCAGGACAACGCAGTCAACACCGGGAGCATCGAAGCCGGTTGTCAGGACGTTCACGTTGCACAGGAAACGCAGTTCCTTCGACTTGAATCGCTTCAGAAGCTGGTCGCGCTCGGGAACAGGTGTATTCCCTGTGACGAACCCACATTCCACACCGAATCTGGCATGCAGCGTGTCCACCACGTGACGGCCATGCTGGATACCAGTTGCGAAAATCAGGATTGAAGTGCGATCAGCAGCGAGCTGAATTGTCTCGGCGCACGCTGCTTCCACCAGTTGCGGCTCATCCATCAGGGACTCAAGCAACCCCGGCACGAATTCACCGCCACGCACCTGCACGCTGCTGGTGTCAACCTTCCTGCGTCCGGCTTTTGTGATCAGCGGTGACAGATATCCCTGCACGATCAGTTCCCGAACACCCACCTCGTAACATACGTGATTCAGAAAATGGTCGGGTGTGCAGATCAGCCCGGACTTCAGGCGAAATGGTGTCGCCGTGAAACCGACAACCCGCTGGTGCGGACAGACTGTGCGAGAGTCTTTCAGAAACTGGCGGTACATGCCCTCGCCGTCAACAGCGATCATGTGCGCCTCGTCGACCAGCACAAGATCAATGGGTCCCAGCTCGCAGGCCCGCTTGTAGATTGACTGGATCCCGGCCACGGTCACGGACGCATCGGTGTCGCGTTTTTTCATGCTTGCGGAGAAAATGCCAAACGGGATTTCCGGACAGACCAGTCGCAGCTTTTCCGCCGACTGCTCAAGCAGTTCTTTGACGTGCGCCAGAATCAACACGCGTCCGCGCCAGTTTTTGACAGCATCCCGACAGATCGTGGCCATCACGGGGGTCTTACCCGATCCCGTTGGCAACACCACACAAGGATTGTCATCCCGCGTTCTCAGGTGTTCATAGACCGAGGCAATAGCCTCCTGCTGATAGGGCCGCAGTGTCAGCATCGGGATGGTTCCAGTGAGGGATCCGAGTCGGTCGCGGGGTTAATTTTTGTGACCGGAGTGATGGTCACCTGCAGCTGTCCGCCATCGCGAGGCTCGAGGCGATCAGTCAGCAGTGATACGATCTGAAAGTCGTCGTGGTACAGTCCGGCATGCTGCAGAGCATCCAGAACCGGCTTCTGGATGTTGTCCACATCCCGACGACGACGATCAGGCGGGTAGAACTGCAGGTGAACCTTGAGCCACCCTTCCAGTGGTTTGCGTTGCTGCAGCGCCAGCAGCGAGCACACCCGTTCACGAAATGCTCGCCCCTGGCGACTGATCAGCGTTCGTGCTCCCACCCGCCGCCAGTAATGATTGACTGACGGCGGGTATGGGAGGGCAAACTGCAGCGTCATGCCTTCTTCCATGGTGGCACCGACGTTCCGGAGCTGCCTGGTGATGGCGGGTTGGAGGATTTCTTCCTCGCATACCCAGCGATCTCGTTGGTGATGTCACCAGTATCCTGACGCTTCCGACACTTGACCGTGATCATCAGCGGCAGGTTGTGCAACTCCACTGAATCGCTGGGCGATGTGACTCCAACGGCGTGACAGATCGCTGAAAGTTCCGCACGAGCAATCTGGACGGCGGTCGCGTTCGGATTGTCGAGGTTCAGGCGAGCCCACAGGATCCGGCCTTTGTGCGTCCCTTCCTCAATTGTGAAGGTGAGCTGCAGGTAGTGTCCGGTGCCGGCCTTCGTCGGCTTTTCTTCCGACTCAGTGATCACAGCGAGGTAAGTACCGGCAGGGATTGGGTCAAATTTGGCAGCTGGTTCCACTTGATTTGCATCAAATCCGTTCAGGTTCGCCATGGTTCAGTTCTCCACATTCGTTTGGACAGGGTTGGTAAGGGCCGCCATGAAGGCCGGCCACGACAGAGGGATCTGTTCGGGGAGTGCAAAGCGATTCTTGGCCACGCACGAGGGGCCGCCGATGGTGCGGAGGATGCGTTCGCCGCCGTCTTTACCGATGCCGTGAGCGACCCCGCGTTTGCGGTTGAAACCGGCATCCTCCTGCTGCACGCGAATCTTGCGGGTGGCAAACAGCACAGCGTCCGCCCACTCGCAGACAAGACTGCAGGCGTGTTTGTGCAGCCTCGGGCTGTAACGGTCGTAGGAAGTGGCTTCCGGGTCTTCGAATTTCTCCACCCGCGCGTGGGCGATGCACACCACAACCATGCTGCGTTCGCACCGCAGGCGATTCAGGAGACCGAGCAGATGACGCCAGTGCGAGAGCGCATGCGTGTAGCCCTTTGAGTAACCGCCATCGACTTTTTCGATGCTGGCGACGTTGTATTGCCGGCAGAGATCGTCCCAGATCAGTCGTTCGAGCCAGTCGAGACTGTCAACAACGATGGTCTGATATCCGTGCGGCTCTGTGAGCAGCGTGTTCAGGTAACCAACGGCTTCATCGAATGACGCC